GCCATCGGACATCCGCAATGACCGTCTCGCCTTACGCTTTTCTCTGGCCGCTAGATGGTGCGCAACCAACGATTACAGGTTTATAAACGTCCATCGAGCCTACCGCGAAAGCTCTACTCCGCTCACTGATTTAGTAGAGCAGGGCGGCGACAACACACACCCCACGACAGCCGGGAACATACTATGGGCGAATACCATCATCCGCGCCTACGAACGTGGGCTTTTTTAATCCCATGACCCACCCCAAACACCCGTTCCGCGCTCCTCCGCTCGCTCACCGTCGCGGGGATCATTTGATGTTAAATTTGATTTAATTATCCTTTCCATTAAATACTTGAATGGCAGGTGCAGACGGTTCAGTGACCCCAAATCAAAACGAGAAAGGAACGTATGATCGCTCCATGCGTTCGTATTTGAAAAATAGGGGCAATTTTCGTGTGGAACAGCCCGATGAGGCTAAAAACACAAAATATAAGTATTTCCAAAAGGTGGGAATGCGTCGTCCCGAAGCCATTGCGAAAAATTCGGTAGCTCTTTCCAATGATTGGAATACCACGGCATTCTCAGCCATTGAACAAGATAAGACATTCTCCACCCTCATGTATGCTTCGGCATCGGAGGAAAAACCCGGAAGATTGGCAGAATATCGTAGAATGGCAGGATTCTCAGAAGTTGCGGATGCTCTTGATGAGATATGTGATGGAACGATCAATGTTGATGCAAATAATCACATAGTTATTCTTGATTTTATGGATTCTGATTTGGAGTCTATCAAAAAGGAGGAGATTCAGAAAGAATTTTCAAAATTCATCAACCATTTAGATCTCAAGGATAATGGATGGTTTTATTTTAGACAATTTCTTATTGAGGGGGAATTATATTTTGAATTGATCGTTAAAGAGGGATACTTGAATCAAGGAATTGTAGCGGTTAGAAATCTACCAGCAGATTTATTTGATCCTGTATATGACAACATTCAAACGATGTTGGTGAAGGCGTTCATCTATAAGAAGCCGATATTCTCAGAAGTTGATAATAAACAAGTGGAACGATATGAACATATTCCGTTTGAACAGAATCAAGTTCTTTATGTCAATAGTGGACAATACAATGAGACGAAAGATTTCGTAATTCCATTTATTGAGAATTGTCGCAGACCGTATAGACAGCTTTCCATGATTGAGGATTCTGTGGTGATTCATAGGATGGTTCACGCTCCCCTTCGATTCATTTTCAATGTTGATGTTGGGAGATTACCTGTTCCTCAAGCTGAAGCATATTTAAGAAAATTACAATCTCAATATTGGTCAACCAAAACATTTGATATGGATCAGGGAGATATTGTAAAGAAATACTCTCCTCAGTCCACCATGGACTCTTTCTGGTTTGCAAAACGTCAAGGAACGGAAGGAACCACCGTTGACACATTTGGAGGACAACCAGCCGATGGAAACCTTGAGGTTTTAAATATCTTCCTTAAAAAACTTTATCGCTCTCTTAAAGTTCCTACTTCTCGTTTAAATGAGGAGACGGGATTTAATGATGGAACAGAAATGCTTCGCGAAGAATTGAAATTTGCGGACATGATCATTCGCCAGCAACAAAGGTTCGCGGCGGGTATCAAACGGGCATTTATCACTCACCTCAAATTCCGTGGAATGTGGGATGAGTATGATCTCTATGAAGAGAATCTTGATGTAAAATTTAATGAACCTACCAATTTCTATGAAATGCGGGAAGCTCAGAAAATGGAATTGAAGATCAATACTTTCAATAGTATTGTATCAAATGAAAACATTTCCGTGACATGGGCTATGAAGAAATTCCTCAAATTTGAAGATCGTGAAATCCTCACTAACAGGGAGTTTTTGAGGAGCGATGCGGAGCTTATGTTTGAAATTTCCCAGATTCAGACCAACGGGCCGGGATGGAAAGCTATGTTAGCCCAACAAGCTGAAGGTGGTATGGAGGGTGGTGAAGAAATGGGGGGCGATCTTGGTGGGGGTGGCGGAATGCCGCCCGCGTTTGGAGGGGGTGAGGTGGCCGTTGGGGGTGGTGAAATGGAAGCCGATATTCCCGAAATGGAAGCTCCCCCCGTTGAAGAACCCGTTCAGTAATAATCAGAACAGGGGAATGTTATATTCCTTCGCATAATCCTTGGCGGTTTGATCATATGGATAAAGCCCCCCGTGCCACAAATAATCTGTGTTTGGCTGATGATCAATAGCCCCCAAAAGGCGAATTCTTATAGTCCATTCGCCCATGTATTCTCCCGCATTGTTTTGAAATTTCAATTTTCCCACAAATTGTGACAAATTTTCTGCTGCCATTCCCCAACGTTTGAAGAAATCATCCGCTTGATCCAAATCATATGCAAAATTTTTCCAGCCCAATTTTAACAATTCCGATGATGTGACACCACAAAGCTGACAATATGCTTCGTTGACAAAAATGTTGAGTCCCTTGGAAGTGCAGCGAAACATTGGTCTTGGGGAAAGCCAGTTGGTTGCTTCAATCTCAGCTTTGATAATTTTTAAAGAATCTTTCATTGAACCTCCCCCATTTGGGGAAATTTCATATTCAACTTTCCTCAATCGCTCATCAATATTTTTTATGAGAAATGGCATCTCTTTTTTAGATTTTGTATATTCTCTCCAATCCTTGTAACGTTTGATGAAAAAATCCCTACCATTTTTAGTAGCCACTATAATGGCTGTGATGGCTCCCAAGAGCAATCCAATATATTCCAAAAGCTGTGGAGATAAAAAATTCATAACAATATTTAATTGTTATATTAATTTTCTATCGCTATGATACTTGAGGGGTCGATGTCCACGCGGGCATCGAGTCCGCCGAGGAGGGCGATGAGTTGGGAAAACTCAGGGAAGTCCCGTGGAGTCTGGACTGGATTGCCACGAAGGGGCACGTCAAGGATGCTGTCATCGGCAGGGATGAAGTGCATCCCAGTATACTCGCCGGAATAGATAGGCATACCGATCAACAGCCAGAACACTGGAAGGTCACGCGATGCTTGCGCGTCACGGATTGCCTGTGTCACGGCATCGGATGTTTCGGGAGTGGTGATGAATCCGATCATGGTAGTGTAAGTCCGGTGGAGGTTTCCCAAAGGTTTTTTAGGGCAAGTGTAAAGTTTTCCGATTGCGCCACCGTGAACCCTTCGGTCATGCCCCATGCTCCGTTCTGCAAGCGACTTTCAAGGTAGCTGAGAATCGGTGACGCATTGGATGCCATGAATGCCATAGGACGGGTGGAATTTAATGAGCTGGAAACATTGTTTAATAGAGTGTTTGTGGTTCCAGCGGTTTTGCGCGTCAGTCCTACTACATTGGTGTTGTTAATTCTCAATATGTGAACGATTGCCCGTTGATCCGTCCCTATCCCGTTATGGAATTGGCTGTTCGCAAGCGAATTGTGTCCAGATATAGCGAAGGAGTTATTTATACCGTCGAATCCACCACTTAACCGAATGGTTGAAGCTACTGATGCACCCCTAGAACCAAACAAAGGCCCGGAGAATCCAGCCACCGCACTTTCCGCAGTCATCAATGAAAAAACGCCCGTCCCGTTCAGTGTGCATCCGATGCTCGCAACTGTCCCGTCCGTGATGAAATACCCCGTTGCTCCATCATTTTGCACAAATCCCGCACTGTGCGTCACACCACCCACGAATGTCCCGCTTGTCCGAGTCACCAAGTCGATGGCATTCGGCGCAGCGACTCCCCATATCGGGAGATACATGCGCTTGAGAGACGAATACCAGCCATCGGCCTTCCCTGTCTTGTAGAAGGTATTGATTACAGTTCTCTGCGTATCACTAACCGTGCCACCCGCTGCCACTACGGCGGCGATGTATGCGGCAGCATCGGAGTCTAACGAAATTCCCGAAGATGATACACCTCCAAATAATCCATTTATCTTGGGTATTGACGGGATACTACGCATTAACCTTGGTTATAATTGCTGAAGTTGCTCGTTCTGTAATAGACCAAACCAGAACCAGATGCGGTCTTGGCACTGAGAGAATCACTATTTGACAGTCCACGAACAACGATGGATTCCGTGTCAGCTATGAGAAATCTGTTGTTATCCGAAAAAATATTATTATCATAAAGATAAACGTTTTGTCCCGTCCTATTTACGATCAATACTTCCGAGCAAACATTAGCACTGAGAGCCACTAGATTGGTGGTGATACTCTGTTCAAAAGATTTGGAATTGTTGGTGTTGAGATACACGCTACCATTGTTACCTGTCATATTGATTATTTAGCGGAGAGATTAAATAATTTTATGTCTCTTTGTCAAGTACAGCCGATTTCTGCCTTCATGTCAACCAATCTCAATAGTCAGATTGATTGTTACCAGAGACTTGGGCAGAGGATTCTCAGAATGTTGGGACATCCGATGATTAATATTGAGGTTCATCCCGATCAGTTATACGAAGCTATATCTACTTCGCTTGATCTATTCTCCAGTCATTTGGGATACACCCAAGAGACTTTAATTTTTGATAGTAGGTTATATGAAAATAATGTAGGAATTAGACTGGATCATTTATTCACTATTGCTAGTAATAGCATCACCCCTAGAGAAGTCCTCCAAAATGAAAAAGTTGGACCTACCCCAGATTTTAATATAGAAATTCCAAAGACATTATATATTTCACAATCTGCAATTCCTCAATCATATTTCACCACAGCATCATCCCTAAGCTCCGATGTTCCAGAAGAGGGCATCACACCGATGCAAATTCTCAATGAGGAGACATATCAAGCTTTGATAGATTTTAATGCTTCTCTATCGGCATATTTCATCCCGTCCAAACAAAAGAATTTCACAATCCAGTGTGAACCACAGGAGAATATCGCATCATATAATAATATGTTTGATTATGATATTTTAGATTATCGCAAGGTGATTGATGTGATCCGTTTTGAAGAAGGTTCGTCCACTGGAGTTAATAACCTTTTCTCGATGGAAAGTTTCATGCAGCAGCAATCCTATTTCGCTATGGGCAATTTTGGATTTGATATGCTTACATGGCATACTACCAAGGATTGGATTGATACACGGGAGAAATTATTTTCCACAAGAAGGGATATGCATTTTGATCCAAGGACTCAATATCTTAAATTATATCCACAACCAAGAAATACACAATTTTATGGTGTAATTGAATGTTACGTGGAAAGACCGATCCGTGATCTGATCAAGGAAGCATGGGTATTCAATTATGCATTGGCTTTGACAAAAATCATGTGGGGGAGGATACTTACTAAGATAAATGGAGTCAATTTGGTAGGTGGAGGGACGATTAACGGGGAAAATCCGCTTCAGGAGGGATTGGCCGAAAAAGAAAAACTCGAAGAATTACTCTATGAAGGAGGTATGAACGGCTCTTCCCCCGTCATGCCATTGGTGATGTAAGTCGTTGATTATCAATATGTTACCACTCAAACGCGATCACCGATTTAAACAAGGAATTTATCGTCCTCAAAATAAGGATAAATTCATTGGAAAAGAGGCAATATTTCGCAGCGGCTTAGAACTCAATTTTTTTCGTTTTTGCGACTCCAATCCCAATATCATTCGTTGGGGTAGTGAGTGTGTGATTGTGAATTATTTTGATCCGGTTCTGGCGCGGAACAGGAAATACCACATAGACAATTACGTGGAAATAAAGGAGGGTAACATCATTAAAAAATATTTGGTGGAGATAAAACCATTCAAGCAAACACAAGAACCCAAAGTTACTAAGAGAAGAAAGAAAGCTCATCTGCTTTATGAGCAATCGCAATTTAAAACAAATACTGCTAAGTGGCAATATGCAAAAGAATTCGCCAAAAAGCACGGAATGGAATTTATTATTATTACTGAAAAGGATCTAGGCGGTTGACAAATAAATTCAGAAGCTAAATAGAAGTAATGAAATTATTTGGAGAGAAGGTTAAACATACCTTCACGAACTCTCCTCATAACATCCTTGAGTGTAAAGATTATAATGAAATCTTTTTTGATGTTTATGAGATAGAGCTTAATAATGGAAAATACCCCGTGGAGAAAATTTCAGAGGAATCTGGAATGCCTGTGGTGTCTATTCCCATTATCGTGGATGGTGTGGAACAGGAAGTGTCCTTTGTGTTGACAAAGGGTAAAGAAAATATTATTTTTCTAAATGAGGAGAATAAAAATCTTGTAAATTCTTCCGATCTTCCAGAAAAATCCATTGAAACAATGGAAATGCATATTGACATTCCTCAAGTCTTACATGAGGATGTTGAAGAAGTTGATCAGCCATTATCTAATATTCAAGAATCCAAGAGGGAGATTTTAGAACAGATTGATGAAGCTAAGAAACGAGCGATCAAACAAGCATCTAAAATCAAGAAAAGAAAATTAGAAGAAGCAAATTCTGAAATTTCTGAAAAGAAAAAGGCTCTTGATGTGATGTTGGAATCTGCCAGAAATTCTCTGGTTGATGAATTTCTGGATATATCCAAAAAAATTAAAAACGAGTTCATTTCTGAAAATGATAATCGTTGGGAAGAAATTCAAGAAACAATTGATAACAAGATTGAGGATATTTCTTCATCTTTATCCAAATCATTGACAGAGGACTTCTCCACATCAGAGAAGCAATTTGATGGTAAAATCCGAGAACTCGTCAAGGAATTATATAATTCTTTACAACCTAAAATTGATAACGATCTTAAGGATATCGCCAAACAGATTGTTGAAAAAGTTAATGTAATTGAAAATAATCTCACGGGAGAGTTTGAAAAGATTGACGAAAGATTCCAGAGAAACCTTTCCGATGTCGAGGAAAACATGACGGAAATTGCCCTTGATATGTCGGGCAAAGTGAACAGTGTCAAATCAGAATTGAATGAAAAATTCAACAAGATAGATAAAAATGTCAACAAATCCCTATCTCGCGTCGGACTTTTAGATAAAAAAATTGACACTGCGGTTTACACAATCTCAGAAGAGATTGATAATAAAATTCAACAAGTTGAAAATGATATTGAAAAATCTTGTAATGATAAATTGGAATTACTGGAAAGTAAAAATCTTGATATTAATGACAAGAATAGAAAATACCTGATTGATCTTATCACCGAATCAAAGCACGGGTTGATTGAAGAGGTTAGGAAAATTTCAAAACAAGCCCCCATAGAATATGTGGTGGAGGCCAACAATGCCAAGAAGAATATCAATCAAGATGATATTGTAAAAGATCTGGAGAAGAAAATAAATTTTCTAGTTGGAGATGTGGAAACACGACTCCGTAAATATGTTGCTGTTTATGGTGGAGGGGGTGGAACCGTAGCCACCCAATATCAAGATGGGGGGACTATGAACGGGAACCTCACAATTGTTGGAAGCATTAGTGCGAGCGAATATCTTGGAATTCCTTATCCATCAGAAAATGATACATTAGATATTGTCACATCTAGGGGTAATATCACCAATAATTCAATAAAGGTTAATACTCTTTCCGCCAACTCGGCTCATCTCACATCAGTAATAGAGGCATCTGCATTCGTTACCACAGGTGGCACATCTTCGGATTTTGTGAAAGGGGATGGATCTCTGGATAGTAATACTTATATAACAGAAGAAGCCTTTTTATCAAATCTTGTTTTATATCCCACAACGGCAGCGAGTGACATAGCTGGTTATTCTAAAATGGTTGTCAGCGTTACAGATATTGATTACGATACAGTGGCGGTAGATGTATCCACGGGGGGTATAACGGGGACTGATGTATTTATATCCAGCTTGATTTCCGCACCTGATCTTATTATTGGAGAAGTTGATACGATTAATTTAACCGTTATCGGTAATATTAAAAAGGTGTCTGGCGGCAATAATAAAAATGCATCTTTCCACTTTCATGTTTATAAAAGAGCCGCAAGTGGCGTTGAAACTTTATTGGGGGTGAGTTCCAATACCGCAACAGTTGCATCGGCAATATATGAAGAATATGACGCATCGCTTTTACTGAACACCAGCGATTGGATTGATACTGACAGACTTGTATTGAAATTATATGGAACTCTGGTAGGTTCTGGTGGTGGAAGTAGTCCCGTATTCAATTTTATGTTTGGGGGCGATACACCCGTGCGAGTGTTATTACCTCTACCAACTAATGTTCAGCTAACCAATTATATACCTTATGTTGGAGCATCCAAAGACATCAATCTTGGAACGCATGATGTCACTACAACGGGTAGTATTAGTGCTTCAAATTTAATTTATACTACTGGTAATCAAAATATATCGGGTATAAAAACATTTGCAGATAATGTGGGTATCGGAACAACATCGCCATCTGCTAAACTCCATACTGTATCTACCACTGAGCAATTACGTGTAGGTTACGATGTCTCAAATTACTTAAGCACCACTGTCAATTCTTCTGGTGTAGTTACTTTAAATGCTATCGGTGCGAGTGCTGGATTTAGTTTGACAAAACCTGTTATTGCAACGGAGCAACCCGCTTTAAGTTCGATTACCAATAACCATTTGATGACGTATGGTTTATCCAATGAACTATATGCATGGGTTGATTTACCATCTGGGTTTGCAAACTTTTCATCAACTGGAGGTTCCGCTTCTACCTCCGTAATTGGAGTCTCTATTGATACTGGCGCATCAACTGTCAGTTTTTCAACTGCTAGAGCTAGATTTGCTGGGTTTTTTAATAGATCACCTCTCGCATGGGTGGGTGGTCAAGCGAGAAACATACCTTTCGGAAGTCGAAGAACGAGAATAAGAGCGATCATTGATGTTGTCTCATTAACAGGTAATGCCTATTTTTGGTTTGGAATATGGGATAAAACTAATCTGATAGTCACTACTGATGAATTTGATAATAGAGGGTTTGGAGCGAAAATAACTACAACACAGCTAATAGCGCAAACTCATAATGGTACGACATTATTTCAAAGTACTCCATCATCTTTTGTTTCAACCAATACTTTTTTATTGGAACTTGACTATTACCAACAATATCTATCGGTAAAAGTGAATGGTGTCGTTATCGCCAATGTTAGTGGTGGGCATAATACCGATCAACAGGCTCAAATACATTTCTATGGTTATGCACCCGCTGGAGGAGTCGCTGGAGATCAAGCAAGAGTAGAGCTAAAACAACTCCAATATCTAATAACTCAAAATTAACCTCAATTTATGTATAATATACAGAAAACAGAAGAACTAAAGGCGATTGAAGAAGTCAACGCTATGAACACCCATGCTGAAAATGCACTGAGACAATTACAATCCTTTGCAAAACAAGCTTATGATGCTTTTTGGTTTGGAGAAACCAGCCCTACCGTTAAGGTAAAACTATTAGGAGAACAAGCAATACGAATATTTACCGACTCCGCGCAAGTGCAGGGATTTTTGGCGAGCAAGGTTGATGGATATGTGCCATTGGGTGTTCCAGAAGGATATAGCGTTTCATTTAAAGAAGATGGTAGTGCCGAAATTACTTATACGCCGCCAGTTGTTGAAGAAGTGGAAGAGGTTGTGGAGGATATTCCTTTTGTTGATGAGGAAGAGGTGTAAATGGGAGATTTGCATGGATTATAGTCGAATATATATTGAATTGATGGAGAGATCATTCGGGAGAGAATTAGAAGGATATACGGAGAAACATCACATAGTTCCGAAGTGTATGGGCGGTGACAATAAGCTAAGAAATATTGCAATTTTAACTCCCGAAGAACATTACATCGCTCATCAATTGCTAGTGAAAATCTATCCAGAAAATAAAAAGTTAATATATGCATTGAACATGATGTCGGATCGTAACCCGCTGATTAGACGAGTGAAATCCAAGAGATATGGGTGGATTAGAAGAAAAGTATCTGAAGCTAGAATGGGATATTCACATTCCGAAGAAACTAAACGTAAAATAAGTGATTCACATAAGGGGAAGAAACTTTCAGACGAGCATATAGCAGCAATGATAGCATCTAAAACTGGAAGTAAGATGTCCCCAAAATCTAAAGAAAATATATCACTTGGTATAATGAAAAGAACCAGAAGAGCATGGAATCATGGCTGTAAGGGGTGGCGAAATGGTATCAAACATACTGAAGAATCTAAAGAGAAATTGAGAAAATCCGCCACGGGTAAAATTACCAAAACTTTGTTAGTATATCAATTTGACATGCTAGGTAACAAAGTAGCTCGATATAACTCTGTTAGAGAGGCGACTAAAATAACAGGGATTCACCGGAAAACTTTTACCACGATTAAAGATAAGGGATTGTTGGAATATAAAAATTACCTTTGGTTTTTTGTTTATAAGCATCAAATACTAAATAAGTGATATGGGAATGCTCAAACTTAAATTAATGTATCCTGACACCAACATCTTTGATGGTATGGAGATTGTTGAGGAACAGAATAAACTCGGGGGCGGTAATACACTATACATCCAAGGGCCATATACAGGAGTGGCGAAGAACAAGAACAAACGAGTGTATCCAAAAGATGAGCTTGATCGTGATGTGAACCGTTACATCAATGAGATGGTTAAGACCAATAGATCATTGGGAGAACTCAATCATAGTCAAACCGCTGAAGTCAACCCTGAAAGAGCGTGTCACATGATCACCAGTTTAACAGAGGATAATGGCACATGGTATGGTAAATCTAAAATTCTCACAGGGGAAGGTATGACATGTGGAAATCTTGTAAAGGGACTTATTAACAACGGTGTTTCTCTTGGAGTGAGCACAAGAAGTCTTGGAACACTTGAAGAATCCAGTGATCACAACATTGTTAGAAATCTGCATATTGTGGCGTGGGATTGTGTAGCAGACCCAAGTTTTCCTACCGCATTTGTTGATGGAATTTTGGAGAGTAAAACATTTTCAGTTGATACCAGCGGATCTTATGAAGAACTTTACGAGGATTTTGAACAACGATTGAAAACACTCCCGAGAAAAGATGTGGATCAATATCTCCGCGAACAGATCATCAAATTTATTTCTGCAATCTAAATAACAGTATGAAAATCTCCAAGGAAGTTAATGACAAGGGTAAAGCGGCATTTGAGAAAAAATCAAATGTAAAGAATCGTGGAAAGATGCCACCTCCCGGTAAAGCACATGCCAAGAAAAAAGGCAAGGGGTCATATGATCGTAAGAATGCATTTGAGGAAGATGAGGAAGGAAAAGATTGCTGGAAAGGTTACAAGAAAAAAGGAACTAAGAAGAAGGGCGGAAAAACCGTAAACAATTGTGTGAAAGAAAACACGGAAATCCAAGCATTTGTGGAAGCCATTATCAATGAGGAACCTTCCAAGGCATTTGATCATCTTAAAAAAGCGGCGGAACTCAAATTGCAAAGTCGCATTGAATCGGAGATGGATAAGCCAATTTTCTAATTTTTTAAACGTCTCTGCTAAATAACATTATGAAGAAAAATTTGAAGAGTCTTTTCAGCGAGGATGTCCAAAAAATCCTTAGTGATGACACCCTAACAGCCATCGAGGAAGCCATTGAAGCTAAGGTCAAACTTGCTGAAGATGCTGCCCTTGCTGCTCAAGATGAGGTATATGCTGTGAAACTCAAAGCCCTTGTGGAAGCCATTGACAAGGATCATACCAAAAAGATGAAGCGCATTCTGGAAAAGGATGATAAAGCCAAATCTGCGAAGCTTCTCTCTCTTGTTAAGAAGTATGAGAGATCACAGGGTCAAGATCTCAAGAAATTCAAGAAATCCATCGTGGAATCTGTCGGTGCTTTCCTTGATGAATTTATCAATGAATCCATCTCCAAGGATGATCTGACACAAGCTGTCAAGAACAAGTCCGCTTATAATGTTTTGGAAAATCTCCGCAAGGTTCTTGCTGTTGATTCCACTCTGATGAAAGAGTCCATCACTTCTGCCATTCTTGATGGTAAACAAGAGTATGACACTCTCAAGGAATCTCACATCAAGCTCCAGAAGCAATTCAAGCTTCTCAAGGAACAAAAGGATGAGGCTGATAAGAAAGTCTTCCTTGAAAGCAAATGTGCCAAGTTTCCCGAAACCAAGAGAAATTTCATCACCAAGGCTCTTGGTGACAAGTCTCTCAAATTCATCCAAGAGAACTTTGATTACTCTATTCGTCTCTTTGATAAACAAGAGAAGAAGCAACTTCAAAATCTTAAGGAGGATGCCATCAAAGAGCGTCCCATGAAGCCGGATTTTGTGAAAGAACAAAAAATTCTAACGGAAAAGCTAAATAAAGAAGATGACGCTATCAGCCCCTATCTCCAAGAGATGGATAAGATGCGCTTCTAATAAAAATTTCCCAGCACTATGAGGGATAACAATCCCTGAACAAAAGAAATAGAAAGTCAAATACATATGAATATCCCACAAACACAAGTCAACGACGGTAGCGTGAATAGCATTGTCAAGAAATGGTCTAAACTTCTGGATTATAGCTCTGATTCTGTCAAAGCCATTCAGAATGAACACGTTTACAAGGCAACTGCCATGCTCCTCGAAAACCAAGAAAAATGGTGTATCCAAGAATCGAACGTAGCCAGCACTGGCGGTGTTTTCGGCGCAACTCAAACCATTGGTTCGGGTATCGCTAACACCGACTCTTATGCTTCCGGCGATGCTCGCCTTCCGAAGATCCTTATTCCAATGATTAGACGCACTTTCCCAGAATTGATCTCCAATGAGATCGTTGGTGTTCAGCCAATGGGTGGACCAGTTGGTCTTGCTTTTGCCCTTCGTTATGCCTATCAAGGTGAAACGCTTGGCACTGGTATTGACGGTAAGACTGTTCCAGTTCCCGGCGCAAATCCTCGTGCAAACGGTTCAACCGATTACACAGGCAATGCAGGACTCCCCAACGACGAAATGGGTTATCAACTTCTGGATACACGTTTCACTGGTGCTTCTTCAGCATTCCTCTCTGGTCATGCCGAGTGGACATTCGCTGACCAAGACCGTGGTGTTGCAGAACTTCTTGCTAATTACGAACTGACCGGAAACATCCCTCAGATCGAGCTTAAGTTTGAAAAGACCGCTGTTGAAGCCGGAACTCGCCGCCTCGCTACCCGCTGGGCTGTTGAACTGGAGCAAGACATCAAAAACATGAACGGTATTGATATCGACGGAGAACTCACCAACGCTATGTCGTATGAGATCCAAGCCGAAATCGACCGTGAAGTTGTGATGCGTATGATTCAAACCGCGTTTAACGCTGGTTTTGGTGCTGGATACTCCATCTGGAGTCCAGTAAGTGCTGATGGTCGCTGGACTGCGGAGCGTAATATCACATTCTATCAACGTCTTATCATCGAGGCTGGTCGTATGGCCGCTCGTAACCGTAGGGGTGCTGCTAACTTTGTTATCGCTACTCCTCGCGTTTGCTCTATCCTCGAAATGCTTCCCGATTTCAAAACCTTTGAAATCACTGGAACTGTTTCGACCACTGGAGTTGGTATTGCGAAGGTTGGAACTGTCGGTAGCCGCTTCACGGTATATCGTGATACTCGGACTGAAGTTCAGAATTCCGCGCTCTACTCGCCTAACTACTACACTGGTCAAACCAGCGGAGTTGAATACGCGCTGTTGGGCTACAAGGGTTCTGAATACTACGATACGGGAATCATATACTGTCCGTATATTCCGATTATGGTTCAAAGAACCATCGGACCCCAGGATTTTGCGCCAAGAGTAGGCTTAATGACTCGCTATGGAATTGTGAATAACATTTTCGGTGCGAATCTTTACTACCATCTCATTATCGTTAAAGGTCTTGGAACGGCATTCGTGCCGGGCAGTGTATCCACCTACCTCTAACTCATTGTAAATCAATCAGTTACGTCAAATCTGAAACCCGAAGGAACCGAAGATCCTTCGGGTTTCCTCGTCTATAGATGTAGTGATAATTTACAATTCCCACAATCCCAAATTTTACAATAACCATTTAATTTCATATTATCCGATTCTGTTAATTCGTCTTCATAATGTTTGAGTATATTTTTTAACTTATGTTTCTGAAATCTCATCCTTGAGTATCTTATACCTTCGTTTCGGGTAAAGTAGTAAAAATTAGGAGCGGTTATGGACATATCAGAAAATCCAGCCAACCGATAAACATCCCCATTTGAATATCTCCTATCAGCATAGGTCAAAATATTTTTAGGATTTTTCAACTTTATGAAATGTTTAATCAATTTTTGAAATCCTCCAATAATTGAAGTATTGAGAACACACGAAAATCTTAAAATTTCCCACTCAAAATTTTTATCAAATCTACTTTTACCCATTGTCAATAATGACACCAATTGATCTTTGTAGTAAAGTCCTAAATTGGTAGAAGATGGACATGATCCTTGTAAATGCGTATCAGTTAAGAACATATCTTTATCATGTTTATTCACGATCTTGATTTGGCATTTTCTGGCGTATATTCGATTATTAGATAATCCTAATTTATGAGAAATTATTGATTCCCATATATTTCTTTTGTTTCTCCACTCGTCTTCAAATACGTGTAACAATTGAATATTATTGTCCTCACAACCTTCTGTTTTTCCTATATGATATTTATCTGTTTTGTTTTTAGCATCGGAGTGATGATACAATCCATTAAGTTCTATTGCTAAATTGTGAGAAGGTATTAAAATGTCCAATTCCAATCCATCTAAAATATTTTTATCGTTCTTGATGAAATCAACCCCCAATGTTGAAATATATTCTCTAAGTTCTCCCTCAATTTTAGAAAGGCTACCAGCACAAGTTGGGCATCGCTGTTCAAGATTAATTAGATTCCCCGCGCAAATAGTCCAAGCCCCATGAATAGGACAAATGACCTCCAATTTAGATTTATTATTGACATATTCTTGATCAGGAATTATATAATCATATTTCAACTTCTTGCGAATTTCTTCAAGCGTTAGTTTCTTCTTACCGGAACATGTTAAACAACCCTGATTTTTTGTTATTAATTGTTTGGGGGTTTTTAAAAATTCTCCATGTTTGGGGCAAATTACTATACCTTTAGTGTTACTATCCACAAAATTAAATTTTGATAGATCATATAATCCACCATATAATTCTTCTACCTCTTGTAAAAATTGTTCTTTTGTTCTACCAATAAAATTGTTCCTATTTTTTGAGCATTTGGGACATCCATATCCCCTCATGTGATTGGCATAATTGATTTCAAAATCTCCATGTTCAGAACACATTACAACCGATTTCTCCAATTTGCCAGAGTATGTAAATTTGGAATAATCATACCTCCCACCATGAATGTTTTTAAATTTTTCTAAACATGTTGAGGAATTTTGTTGAATTTTACTATTACGATATTCCTCAGTTTTGGTATAGGATTCTTGTCCATATTTTTCAAGGGATGTTGATTTAATTTTTTCCTTTGTTTCTTTCAATTGGAATACATTTTCAACCCCGTATTTTTCCAAATTATTATTTTTTCTAATTTCGTATGCATCCTTGGCATTTTCCATGGAACATTTTTTGCAACAATATTTTGAAAATTTCTTCTGATTGGGATCAAATTTATTATTTTGCCCACACACGCATTTAGGGTGTTGTGTGATGTCATTCAAAAAACAATACACCATTAGAGATACTGGACTTGCCAATGTCTCATCCATGGAATTTTTAATCATATTAAAATTATCTTCTCCAATCAATACTTTCAGGTTCTTATCCTTAAAATATTTCAGACTTCCTTTCCATTTTTGATCGGAATGGGTTTTGATTACGTTCTTCAGTTCCATAATAGTATTATACTATTTAGATTGGAAATGTCAACAAGTAAATTTATTTCCCTCCCCGACTAAATAATAACATGCCTCAGATCTACACATTCTCCACAACCCTCCTCTCCGCTGTAAAGACAGGAACTCCCAACCTCGTAACCACCGCTCTATCAGCGTCAGGAGTCAACACCATCTCTCTTTCCACGAATGATGTGGGTATTTCCTTCACACCGAATACCACACTCACGGGAACGCTCTGTTCAACCACCGTCCAAGGATCAGTCTTCCGAATTGACACCTCCTATCACCAAGCCAATAATCAAATGGTTCTCCTCAAGAGCAATGGCAGCGGAACCATCTTCCAATACGCCTCTGGTGGTTCTGTGGGCGTTGCGCTCTCCGCTAATTACACGGACTTCACTACCAGCGATACCCGCCGCAAATGGCATCTGGGATATCGTTAATAATATTTGTAGGGCGACCTAATAAAAAAGTCAGGGATTTTTAGTCCTTGACTTTTTTTCGTTTTATGGTTTAATGGAGGAAATGAACGACGACATGGATACGAAACAAGTAATAATAATAAGAAAGTTTCCGAATCTTAGGACTGGAAAATACTGTAGCCAAGTTGCCCATGCTTCCATGGCATTTTTAACAAAAAATGGTAAAGTTGTGACTGATAGCGAATTTGAAGAATATGGTTCACAATTCGCACCAACATTCTTCGAAAGTTACTCCCTAGATATTATAAATAACAAAGAAGAAATCAACCATTGGCTCGAAAATTCCTTCCGCAAAATCGTCTGTTATGTGGATTCATTAGAGGAACTGGAAGAGATTCATCAAAAGGCTCTGGACGCTGGATTGATGTCCCATATGATTGAGGATAATGGCGCGACTGAATTTGGGGGTGTGAAGACTAAGACCTGTATCGCCATTGGGCCCCATGTGGATGAGAAATTCGTCGGTATCACCGATCATCTCAAGTTGGCATGATAAATACTTAGGTGTTTATCCGTGGATCAGGGGCAGGTAATGAGTTTCGTAGGAATGATCAATCATTCTATCGTGGAATTGTAGTCCGCAATAATGATCCCCTCAAGCTCAATCGGGTAAAGGTTTATATTCCCGAATTATCAAATCAGCCCTATGATGAATGGTTCGGCAAATTTGATGACATTAATTTAAAATATCCGGGAATCAACAACGAGACGGATAACTGGAAGGATACCAAGATCTTTCAAGAGATCGCCAAAAACATTCCATGGGCGGAACAGATGGCTCCAATATTTGGAGAGTCTTCCAATGCCCGTTATTATGCGGAGGATGAGATTTCCACGTTATCTGATTGTAATTATGTGGAAGGATTTGAGGAGAACAATACAAAAAGTATTTCCCTATCATCCGGCACATTTGCTCCCGCATTCCTATATGAAAATGAGGATACGGTTCTTGGGGATGCTTTCTCAAACCCATTGGGTAATTTCTCCGTGAAATGCAATCCCTATTCATTCTCCTACAAACCCGTGAAACATGTCAACAAGGGTAAGGGACTATTCTCCATTCCCGAAGTGGGGGCAAAGGTATGGGTGTTCCATTACCAAGGAGACTTGAATTTTCCCGTGTATTTCGGAGTGTCACAGGATCAGAGGACGAATCTCCTGATACAGAATGCGGATAACAAGGAGAAAATATCTCCGCATTATCCTAGTGATTTTGAAAATCCTCTTTAGGAATTGATGATGTATCTCTAGTATCAAGAAGTTTATACCATTTTCCATCTTCGCCTAAAAATGGTTCAAAATTACGTGAGGGTATTTTTTCAAATAATTCAAGTTCAAAATTATTAACTATCTTACAAGCTTCTTTATACTTATCATAATCTTCTTGATTCATAAAAATAATTTAACATTTAAATCTTATTTGTCAATAGAAACGTCACTATTAAATAATTTTTATGGGAAAATATAAAAATAGGGTTGTTTTAAACCAACGGGGGGGATCACTCACGATCAACAATGAGACTGATCAAGAGAATATCAGTATCTCCCAACGCTCTGGTAGCAACATCCGCTTAACCAATGTCGTCAACACTGAGCTTGCCACGAACAACAAGCAGACAACGGTTGTCAATGATGAGTTCAAAACAGTGGGAAATGATTCATCGGAATTTGTAGCCAAGAACAGAACCACTCGCACGGGAGAGGATTCCTATGAATTGGATGGATTTGTATCAGATGATGAGATCAATGCTTATAATGAGTGGAAGGAAAGCTGGAAAGAAATTGCCCTACTCAATGCTGAATTCAAGATCAAACGGGGAGGAACATCCTTACCCAATGGGACAACCACTGAGCCAGAAGGTTCACGCAAGGACAATCCGGTGATAGGTTCAAAAGTGTTCACAGTCCAGAATGATTTTAATGGTTATACGGGAATTCCCATTCGTTATAGTAATTTGGACGAGGTGACAATCTATGCTAAGGTTCCCGACAGAGGAAAGACCAAACCAGCATCAGAGAAAGATGTTAAAAAGGAAGATGTGGAAGCTTCAAATGCTCCTGCTGTTGCAGAATTCGGTGCTGATAAAAGTGCGGCAACTGAAGGAGGGGAATGGCAAATCAATCAGGAAGCCATGGAGATTGATCAAAAGATTCTGGATAAAACCGATGAATTATTTCCCATTGAAAAACGAATGGGAAATGGTGGCGATAAAATAAAATTTATCAAAAGAAATAAATTTGAACAAGTTGGGGCGGCTTTCAATGACTTTCCATCTGTTCGCATTGACACCAAGGGTAGAAGCCAACCCATTGAAATGTGTGTGGGAAAAACCGGAGCTTTCAAACAACATGATTATGTTTCTCTTGTGGAGGAAGTGGATAATACATCCGCATTTCCCGGAGGAGATGATACCAAATATGTAGGAAATCGTTATGTCCGTAATGTCGGATCGGGAGGAATCTCATTCAAGACCACGGGAGTAGTGGAGCAATCTGGAACGATCCTTAAACAAGGATTCAAGAAAGTCAATATCAATGCGTCCCATGGTATTCATATTGGATCTGAAGATCATATTGATATTCAATCGGTTAAGACAATTACTCTCAGAACCAATCGACAGGTCTATGTGGAGTCCTCTTTGGGTGTTCGCAATAATCTGATTGTGGGGGGAGGCTTGTATGTGGAAGGGGAAACTTATCTACATCATGTCACAGCCCCTCTGGAGGTGCAACAGACAGAAGACACGGTGGTTCTTGGTAAGTTCGCCACGGAAACGAATCGTCGTCTTGTAATCGGGGAATGTAACGTGGGGGGTGCTTGGTATCCCGTATATGCTCTGGCGAATGATAATCTCATTTTGACATATCCCCATTCTCACCACTTTAATAACATTCCCCTGAGAATGATGAAATCAAATGAAAAATTGAGGGAGAAGGCGCAATCGGAGAATATCAATAAACATAATACGATTGTGCAATCTCTCCCGCAATTACATGAGAGGAAGACCGCTCAGTGATTTGAAGAAATGGACAATTACATCCACCGTCCACCCATTACCAATAGCCTTTTTAGCGAGATTGTCTGATATTTCTCTAGTATATCCAACGGGTAGTGTCTGAGCTTTTTCACATTCTTCTCTGTTGATCTTTCGCCATCTCAAATTACCATCTTCAAGATATACAAAATTTGAACATCCGCAACCAGCCGGATTGTATGTATTGGAAGCGGTCAAACAATTTATCTTTTGATCCCCACCCTTGATGTTTAAAAGTATTCTCCGCTTAGAATTATCACTTTCAAATCCTCCAAAATCCATATCAAGAAGTTGATCTTTATATTGTGTGATTTCATTCTTTGTCAATATTCTTCCAGATACAATATCTTGAGCATAAAGATTTTTTGTTGGGATTTCTGATGCAATGGGTATATTTGTCCAATATAACCGTTTTCTCATTTGTGAGCTAATTACCTGACTATCTATATGAATAGGTGACACTCCCAAAGTCTCTGTTATAATGTCCTCCCATTTTTTGGCCATTTTGACATTTTCTAAAAAGAAATACTTCGGTTTAATTTCTTTGAGGATGCGAACATATTCCCAAAACAGATATGATTGACCTTTGAAATTAAATCCTTCATTTTTCAATTCCAAATATTGAAGTAAAGAAGTTATTTCCAAATTATCAAGTGTTGTCATACCATTTCTTTTACCTGCAAATGAAAAGGATTGACAGGGTGATCCTCCAATCAGCAATTCAATTTTCGGCAAATCCTTGGCGAAAACTTCCGTCACAGATCCCAATTGGATAGTATCAGGATAATTGCTTTGTGTTACCTTGATGGCATGTTTATCAATTTCCGATGCAAAATACTTATCATATTTTACACCAGCACGATTCAGGGCGATTTGCCCCGAACTGATCCCATCAAAAAGAGAAAGAACGTTCATGGATGAATCATACCAGACAAAATAATTTTGTCAACTTAAAGAATCTCATCCACGATACCATACTGGAGACATTCATCCGCCATCATCCAGATATCTCTCTTCAAGATCTCATCCAATTTTTTCATGGGAATCTTGGTATTCTTTTTGTAGAAATCCTTGAGAAGTTTCATAAGATTCGTGCAATTGAAAATTTCATCTTCCATCTCAGAGAATTTACCATACACACCCGATGAGAGTTGATGGATCAGAAGGTGTCCATGTTTTCCAATAAATCGTTTGTGTCCAACTGCCGTGATGAGAGTTCCCGCCGATGCGACAGATCCATCCACATATGTATAGACCTTGGATTTTAGGGAAGCCATCGTGTCAATGGTGGAAAATGCTGCAAAGATACTTCCACCAAATGTGTTGACATGTAGATGAATAATTGGATCATAATCATCTCCAAGGGAAATCTTGAGATGTTGTAATTTATTATCCACATCCATCAGAATTTTGTTGAGTTCTAGAGCGGTGGATTCATCAACTTCCCCATAGAATAGGATTTTATTGTCCGATGCTCTGATTGTATTTCCACTAAAACTTGGGGAATCATTACCTTGTGATGTGATAAATATGTTTGGCATCTGAGGTGAATCATTCTCCTCTTCGTCTGTGTTCATTTTTGCTTTCCATTTCATAAAATTATCCTTCACATGATGTGCATGTTAAAATTGATCTTGCCAGCATTTGAGCCGGATTTGACGAACGACTATAATATAGACTCTTAATTCCCTGTTCCCATGCGAAAATCATAAGCTCATTAATTTCTTTTGGTTTTGCAGTTGGAGGGATCATAAGATTCAAGGATTGTCCCTGATCAATAAATTTCTGTCTTTGAGCCGCTTGAATGATGATTTCCTTTTGGGAAATTTCCCCGAATGTTTTGAAGACATCCTTTTCTTCTTGGGAAAGGAAATCCAGATGTTGAACGCTTCCACCGTGAGAGAGGATGGATTTCCATGTTTCGCTGTCATTCTTACCTTTATCACTCAGAAGATTCATGAGACATGGATTCTTGTAAGTGAAATTGCCTTTCGCTAAAGCTTTCACGAAATAATTGCTATTGAGAGGTTCAATGGACGGAGATGTTTGTCCAAGAATAAATGAACTTGAAGTGGTGGGGGCGACTGCAAGTGTTGTAACATTTCTCCTGCCGTAACCTTCAAGAAGAGGTGGTTCTCCGAATAATTTGGCAAGTTCTTCTGTCGCTTTATCAGCTTTCTTCCTGATAAGATCCCAAATCTCAACATTGAGAAATTTAGCATCCATAGATTCCCATGCAATCATCTTGGATTGTAAGAGGGAATGCCATCCAAGAACCCCAATTCCCAAAGCCCTCTGATTGATGGCAAATTTTCTAGGAGCTTCCATGAATTCCATTCCATTTGTTTTATTAATAAACTCTGTCATCACAGCATCCAAGAAATACACCAGCGTTTCAACAGCATCCGTATCTTTCCACTCTTCATAAGTTTCAAGATTTTGGGATGACAGATCACATACAAACGATTCATCTTTAGATGTTGACAAAAATATTTCCGTACAAAGATTGGAATTATGAATTTTTAATCCTTTATCTTTATAAACTTGAGGAGCTTGATTATTCGCATTATCAGAATAAAAGATGTATGGATAGCCGCTTTCAGATCTTCTCTTAATAACTTGTCCCCAAATTTTACGAGCTTGCTTATCCCCCTCAATCATTTTAGTCATCCACTCGTCGGATACACACACGCCAAAAGAAAGATTTTGAATGGGATTTCCATCTGATTTGATTTTGAGAAATTCTTCAATGTCGGGATGATCAATGGGGAGATACGCGGCAAATGATCCCCTGCGAACATTTCCTTGGGAAACGACCTCCATCAATTTGTCAAACAATTCCATGAAATGGACAGATCCAGTGGATGTCCCACCAGCAGATATCGGAGTTCCCCTTCCACGAAGCTCTCCGAAATATGCAGAGGTTCCACCGCCCATTTTAGTCATGATACCCACCTCCGAAATCTTATTCAAGATTCCTTCCATTGTATCGGGGATGTAACTAGAAAAGCAGGAAATTGGAAGTCCACGCTCTCTTCCAAAGTTGCTCCAGATCGGGCTTGCCAAAGAGTAAAATCCTCTATGTAAATAATTCTCAAATTTGTCAGCGAATCCATCAATTCCTAGATATTTTTGGGCGGTTTCTGCAATATCTCGCATTCTTTGTTCCGCTGTTTCATCTTCAAGCAGATAACCTCTTTCCAGAAATTTTCTGGAATCCTTATTAAGCCATTTTATGTCTTTGTTCATATATTAAAATTATTGCGGAATGAATACCAAAATGTAATCATCTCCACGTTGTTTAGCGACCTCTAAACGATGTCCACCATCCACAATACTACCATTACGATCTATCACTATGGGAGGTGATTGCGTGTTTAAGCTTGAAAAATCTTCCAATTTATCATCATCTAAATTCCATTCGGATGATTCAATGTCTTGAGGATGCATCTTCTCTAATTTGTATATTCCCTCAATTCTATCTTCATCTTCAAAATCTTCGTGGAGGTTTAGGACATATCTTAAAACGTCGCCATCCGAATAGAATTTGCCCACAACAAAATTTCTCCAATCGTAAGGCATTTGTCTATACGTGCCATTAGGGGACTTGACCAGTGGATATTTAATTTCTTCCACTTTAGTCATATTTTCATATAACATTTCTAGATGTCTTTGATCTTTGTTCATATATTAAAATAATTCGTCTTCGTCAAATGATTTATCAGACTTGGAATACTCTGTGGGCTTGGAATTGAAAAAATCTACCATATTATTTCCAAGAAGTTGTTCGTCAAACCACATTGTATCAGCAATTAATGATTCGTCAATATCAAATGCTTTTTTAAATCCGATTTGAAGTAAAGATTCATTGATACGATTTTTGATAAATTCTTTTAGGATTGGAGCGGATAATCCCTCTTCATCAATCCCATTGATCATCCAATCCACGATTTTGGATTCGGCCTTGAATGCTTCTTGAGCCTCTTGAGTGATTTTTTCTTCAAGTTCTTCATCGAATAATTCTGGATGTTCCTCACGGATGGTGTTCACAATTTTGATACCGACTAATGCATGGATCAATTCCTCGTTTCTAGTATAACATACTTGTTGGTTGGTGTCCTTCAATACGTTTTTCTTTGTATTAAACCAATTGATAATATAAAATTGTGAGAATAGGGAAACGTTTTCCACAAAAAGGGTGAAGAGAATTAAAGCATAAAGATATTGTTTCTTAGAATCTTTGTAGAATCTATGAGTATATTTTTTGAGATATTTTACACGACCCTGAATCCATTCCAATTTAAGGTTTTCTTCAAAAGTATCATTAAGTCCCAACACATCAAGGAGACGTTCATATGCCTGATTGTGAATAACTTCCGTGTTAGCCATTACATATCCTAGATCTTGAAGGGATGGATGGGGTAGATTTTCCCCCAACTTTGCCCAAAAGGTTTTGACAGCCACTTCAATTTGTCCAATAGCTGATAGAGTTCGGATAATAATTTCTCGTTCCTGATCTGTTAAGACGGTTTTAAAATGTTGAATATCTGATTTGAATGAAAACTCCTTATCGGTCCAAAAACCATTATGCATCGCACTAACGAAACTATCCGTCCAAGGGTATTTATTTGGCTTTCTACTAATCTGTTCCTCGAAAATACTGTATCCTCTTCCCTCATTTTGCTCGCTCATGTTGTCTTTTTTTATTGTATCACCCTCTTGAAAATTGTCAACGTCTATCATCGCTGGATTATTTATCCCTGAGAATTTTCAAATCGGTTCCCCCCAAAAACATACTCCAAGGGTTAAATACAGACTAAGTATGTGGATGGACGAACTCGGTAAAATTTATGGCGATCAACTGATCACCGAAGAAACAAGGGGAATTCGTGTAGATTCTCCAAAGATTACGGGTGGTATGAAATCTCCACATGATAGCGGACAGGGCTTGGGTTATCGTGGTATGAAAGTGGGAGAAATCAGCCAGAATGCCGCCGCTGACAGCCTTGCGGGCAATGTCCCGTTCGGCAATCCCCATGAGCAGGAAGAGGGTGTGGATGACGCTCCTGTGAGCCGCAATCGGGTATTCTCGGAGATTGATAAGTTGATGGGAGATTTGAACGAGTCATCCCCCACTGATCGGGTGGCATTGATGGTTCTTGGGCAATTGAAACAGAAATTACGATAAATAATATTATTATGGATTCTCTCACAAACATGATGGAAATTTATTCCGATATTATTCAGGAAGCTCGTTCTTCACATGGAGACAAGGCCGCAACTCAAAATCTGTTGAAATATGCCATGAAAAAAGGTTTGGTCAATGTGGAGGATAAAAAGAATGGATCATTGGTGAAATCCCTTGTGGATGATACACAATTTCTGATTCATCGGGGAGAGAGCGATTATCATTATCTGCGTAGGTATATCCAGAAATTGGAGAAACTTGGGGTTGCGGCTTGACACGAATAAAAACTAGCGTATCATGGGAACATGAACGAAGAAGAAATTGACAAGCAAATTAAAGAATTGGTGAGAAAAAAGGAAGCGATCAATAAAGAGAAAGAAATTTCTCAATATAAAGATCACGCCAAAACAATTCTCACTAAAGGGAATGTTGACAAAAATCTAATATTCTCAGATTTATCAGATGGATATCTCCCCAAAAAATTAAATTTTAATCTTTGTTGGAGAGATATAAAATATCACGAATCCTTTTGGTATGATGGATTAAATTTTGATTATGATTATTCAAATGATGATAGACATAGCTATGATTTCATTGTGACCAAATCGAATAGCAAACGTTTCACTTACGAAGAATTGTTAAAAATGATACCAGATCTTAAATCCACTATTGAACAAGTGATTGAAAATCGTGAGAATGAATTGGAAAATTTGAAAGAAGCTCTTGACAAAATGAAAAGTCATGGTTAAATAATCTCGCAAACCTCCCGCGCCTCTCTCACAAGTCACCCATTAAGATTCAGGAACAGCTTCAAAATAGGGAACAACGATTGTGGTGATGCGTAATTCGGGAGGTATCTTTTCAAAAACGCTTGACAAATCAGATTAGTATGCTTAAATAAAATAAATCGCAGAGTAGAGAAGTCCGGTCGATCTCGTCGGGTTCATAACCCGAAGGCTACAAAAACGCGCATAAGTGATTCAAATTCCGCCTCTGCAACCAATTTCAGAAAAATAAATCGTAAACGCTAAATAACTTTAACAAATGCAAAAACATTATCAACAAAATATGAAACCGACATGGTGTGAGGGGAACTCAGGCTGTGGCTGATGGTGTCGTTTTGTTTGTTAAAAACTAGATTATGATGACACCCTCGCCACGAAATGGCGGGGGTTTTTTGTTTGAAAAATTACTGATAGGCTCATGACGAGGGAATGCCTGAAATGCCCAAGCTGCACAAGATTCACTGTATGAAACAGGAGTGCGACCACCCGGAATGTGGCGAATCGTATATATTTTTAATGAAAGGCTATGCGGGGGATTGCAAATCCCTTTATAACGATTCGAGTTCGTTCATTCCATCCAACTTATCCATGGTGTAACGGCTAACATTTCGATCTCCAAAATCGAAGATCAGGATTCGAATTCCTGTGGATATGCCAATTTTCAATGCGCTTATAGTGTTTAACGGATTAGCACGGATGGCTTCCACCCATCAGGTCAGGATTCAAATTCCTGTGGGCGCACCAATTTTCAATATGATCTCATCGTCTAGTGGTCAGGACAGCAGGTTTTCAACCTGAAGGGGAGGTTTCAATTACCTCTGGGATTACCAATTTTTCATCGGGTATTATTATAATGGTAGAATGGGGAGTTTGGATCTCTCAGGCGGATGTTTGATTCATCCATACCCGACCACTTTCAAATCCTGTGTAGCTCAGTTGGTAGAGCGAACGACTGTTAATCGTTATGTCGGTGGATCGTAGCCACCCACAGGAGCCATTTTCAAAAACTGAGAGTTCATATAATGGTTATTATTCTCCGCTTTGAACGGAGCAATGGTGGATTCGATTTCCCCACTCTCTACCAATTTTCACGCTTCGGTCGCTTAGTGACGATAGCAACACATTTGTAACGTGTCCGGGAAACCGCATCGTGGGTTTGAGTCCCACCCGAAGCTCCACTTTCAATTCCTCTATAACATAATTGGTTAATGTAGCGGACTTTTAATCCGTTGATCCAGATTCAAGTTCTGGTGGAGGAACCATTTTCATTATTGACAAACTCCCCCAATCTGTTACAATCATCCCATGACATACGATGAAGTAATGGAGAAGAACGGTCGTCATCTGGATTGGGATTTGGAAATCCATGACAAGCCATATCAGGTGATCAAATATGATGGCTACAATAATGAGGATTATGTTTGTTATGAAATCAAGCCCCATTATAAAAGAATAATGGATTATTTTGTTCCTGATGGCAACATTGAAGTTTTCAGTTGTTATGGTGTCCGTGGAAATGCCCCAACATGGGAAATAAAACAATCCAAGGTCAAAACATTCAAAACGAAATGGGGAGAGACTGATGTTCGGTTTTCCTGTTTAACCACCGTATATAGAAATGGTGATCCATTCTTTGAATTCGGGGGTGATGAGGATTATGCATATCATAAGGCCAAATCCCAACTTGTAGAAATTTGGGACGGCCCGATCAGTTTCCATTCCCGTTGGTGGAGAGACGAATTGATCGACAGGGAAATCAAATATGATGGTCAACCTGCAATCATCAAGCGTGTCAATTCATCCCCATTCTCCATGTGGATTGAGCCTGTGAATGATAAGTTCAATCCACCCCCATCATGGGATAATGATTCAAATGATATTTGTAATAGAGAATCATGGGATGAGGAGTATGCGGATGGTCTGATCGTTGAGAGTGTCCTTAACCCAAGTATTGATTGGTTTCCAAAGGACTAATCCTTGATCCAATCCTTCACCAATCGCACTGTGTTGATGTGCCTACGCTTGGAGAACACACCTTGACCATCCCTATCAGCGGCAGAGCCAACGGCAGCATTACCACTGGTGTTCGCCTCAACGGTCACTAGGTAACTTCCTGATTTCTCCTTTACGAGTCCCGTGTGTCCAATCCTTTTGAGATTGTTGAAATAAATGCCAAACGTTTCCGCACCTTTGATCGTGGTTGATGTAGGGGACACACCCCCTTTGACATGATCGGGACTCCATGCTGATTTTGGGTATGGATTCTTACTACCCAATGCTTCTTTACCAACCCAATAATTATAGGCCGCGCAATAGGGATAACCACCTTTTGGATTCAATCCAACGGAAGCAATATATTTTTCAACATCTCCATCATTCTTTCCCGTTTTCTCGACAATCCCCACTTGGGTCATGGCTTTGTCGATCACCTTTTGGCGATCAGATTTAGCCACCACGGGAGGTTTGACATCCGGTGTATTATCTTTGGGAACTCCCGCCATGGCGAGAATCCCCACAAAAGCTAGAATTGTAAATTTCATAGGGCAAGAGCCAATGCGGTGATGAATCCTATAAACAGGATAGACCAAGTGGTGAGAGTGGCAACAATCCGAACAGTCGGAGAAACCTTTTTCCAATCACGCTTAAAGGAAACCTTATCAGATTCCTTAACCTCTGGATCTCCCTCATCTTTTCCATCAATATAATCATCAAGTTCCGTCCATGCGAAATTGATGACAGTGAATGCCACGATGACAGAAACAACGACACCAACAATGGAAAGGACTAGGAAATGGAGGATACCTTCATCCAGACCACCAACGGCCAGACCAGCACCTTGCATCCATCCGATGACCTTGAAGAAGAGAATCAATGCTAATGTTCCAAGAGCGAGTTCCCCTTTGATCGTCCAGAGATACTTCAAACGAGAAGCGATTGCGAATTTATCCCAATATTTTTTAAAATTATTCATAACACTATTATTTAATCACCAGCGTAATCTTGCGACGGGATTCACACTCATCCACACGTTCTTGACGATTAGAAGCAGGACATAAATTCCGATGGCATACCAAAACAATTTCTTGTATACCATGGCATCTGCCTTTTCCTTGATCAATTTTTCCTTCTCTTTGGAAACATCGACAACTTCCTTGTTATTTTTATCCAGATTTTCAGCCAGAAATATGAAACCTTCTCTCAATTGATTGGCTTCAAATTCTTTTGCCATAAGTTTGTCCATAGTATCCTTGGAATTTTTTCTAGCTTCTTCCAAAAGATTCTTTTGAATATTATTATTTTTTGTCAATTCTTCGGTTTGTTTTTCAAGGAAAAGGTTTCTAGTCTCCACTTTTTTCAGGGTGTTGATAAGATTGATCGCTTCAATCTCAGAGATGAGTTGTTTCGCAACTGCCTTTTCCTTGATCTTCTCAGCTTCCAGCAATGCTTGGGTGGTATCTTCCATCTGTTCCTTTATGGCTTCCGTCTGATTTTTCAGACCCTCCCCGATTTTTGTATTCTCTTCCAGACTTCCATCAATGTTTTTTTGTGTCTTCTCAAGGGCTGGTTTTGCGCTCTCCTGAACGATGGGAGCCTTGGGAATATTCACAGGAGGAGTGATATCCTTGGAACAAGCCACAAAGAGAAAGGGGGTCAGGAGTATGAAAAGATGTTTCATGCCTTTATTTAGCGGGTTGACATCCTTAAAAATTAGGATACAATGGAGGGACAATCAATAAAAACTAGATCACAATACAAAAACAATGAGCAAAGCACTAATAGCAATGTCGGTCTTGGGAGGTATCATCCTCCTCGGAGTAATCCTTCTTTTCTCTGTAATCGGTAACTTCAACAGTTACACGAAGATTGAGAATCTAGCCAAAGCAACCCAAACGGATAACAAGAACATCCTAGATAATACCCGAAAGGCGATTCGGGAAGCTGCCAATGTTTCCGACAAGGAAGTGGAAGCCCTCACCAATATCATCACTGGATATGCCGAATCTCGCGGAGGTAATACCGCTGGAGAGGGGCAGCTTGTCACGGTGGGTATGGTGACGGAAGCAGTTCCAAGTATTCAGAGCATTGAAACCTTGAAGAATCTACAAAACATCGTGGTGGCTGGTCGAAAGGATTGGCAATTCGCCCAAACTCGATTGGCGGAAATCAAACGTCAAGGGGATGATATGTTGGGTATGGTTCCATCTGGAATGATCCTCAAAATGTTTGGAAAGAAGCCAATTGAGATTGTCATCGTGACTTCCAAGGAAACTGAAGAGAATTTCGCGACGGGGGAAGATAACTCTGAATGGGTGAAATAAATGACAATAGGATACTGGATATTTGTTCTCATGATCATTCCCGTAATCGCGGGAGTGGTTTCATGGGTGAAGTTTCATGAGATTGATTTGAAGGAATCAGCCATGAGTGTCGGAGCAGCATTGCTTCTGATTTCTGCAACTCTTCTGATCTCAAAATGTTCATCAAGGATGGACACGGAGACTCTTTCGGGAAGGATTACATCGGTTCATCACACACCCGAATGGGAAGCCAAATGGAGAGAGCAGCAGACATATACCACAACCGTCAATGGAAAATCGGTGACACGCACCAGATGGGTAACAAGAAGGGAAACACATTCCCCAAAATGGTGGGCCGAAACGACTGTTGGAGATATATCAATGAGTCAGGGTTACTTCAATCACATTGGACAAAAATATGGAATTGAGAAAGAAATGGGATATCGTCCAAATTTCAATTCAGGGGACAGATATGATTATTATTCTCATGTCAATGATGATCCAGAATTTTGCGATTATCCCGTCACCCAAACAGCCCATTGGCAAAATCCCCTGAAAAATTCCAAGGGTCTTCATAGCTTCAAGAAAATCAATGAAGAAGAGGCTTTGAAAATGGGATTACCCAATTATCCCCAAAACGATTCATTCAAATCTTCCCGATTGATTGATGGGGTTCCCATTGATATTTGGAATTGGGATAAGCTGAATGCTGCATTGGGAGCTAATCATAAAGTAAATCTAATCATGGTAAATCTCGGGGGAGGTATTGAAAATGCGAAGAATCTTCAAGCTTATTGGAAGAATGGTAAGAAGAATGATATTGTAATGTGCTATGGAGATGGATGGTCATATGTATTTGGGTGGTCGGAAACGGAACTTGTCAAATTGAATCTCCAAACCATCTTACTTGACAATCCTGTGAATGATGGTATCATTCCTCTGATCAAGGAAGAAATTAGAAAGAATTTCAAACCCCACAAATGGACAATGTATGAAGAGCAGGAATTCATCGTTCCCACTTGGACGGTGGTAACGGCATTCATTCTGATGATTCTTTCACAGATTGGACTTTATTACACATTCCACAAAAACTAGAATAAATAGAAACCATGTTTAAAATAATCACATTACTAATAGCATTGACCTTGACTCTGAATGCCAAGGATTACGATAACCCTGATGAATTTACCGCTAAAACCGCAAGAGTAACATACTATTGGCCGGGAAGTGGGGGTCAAGTGGGATATCAAACAGCTACGGGAAAGCGGGCTATTTGTGGTCAATCTGCCGCCGTTGATCCTAGAATCATCCCTTATGGTTCAGAAATTCATATCCCGAAGATGGATATGGTTGTAAAAGCCGTGGACACCGGATCGGCGGTGAAAGCCAGAACCGCATCTAAAAAGCTTGGAAGAAATGATATTGTGATTGATATATTCTGTAAGAGTAGGGCGGATGCGATGCGGAGGATTAAAAATTATCCAATGTTTATGAAAATTTACGTGAAGAAATAATATATGAAAGCAGAAATATTGAAATACTTTGGAGATGATTTAATGATTTGTAATGTAGCCCGCGTTTCCTATAACAAGGAAAGTGAAGAAGTTGGTCATAAAGAAGAACGACTTCTCAAATACTTAGCGGAACACAAACACACCACACCATTTCGACACCCCCAATTACAATTCAGAGTTGAATGTCCAATCTTCGTGGAAAGGCAATTGTTCACACATCAAATTGGATGGGCGAGAAATAGTATTTCGGGAAGATATGTTGACTTCTCTGATACATATTGGCTACCGGAACAACTTAGGATGCAGTCAATGGATAGTAAGCAGGGAAGCTCTGGACTTGTCCCGAAACCTCAAAGTGATTTTTTTATTGGAGAGATGAAAAAATTGGTAGATCAATCTGCGGCTCTTTATAAGGAAATGTCTGAATATGGGGTTGCGAAAGAACAATGTAGAATCCATTTACCATTGGCACTTGAAACAAAATTCATCTGGACTGGTAGTTTTCACGCCTTTGTTCATCTTTGCAACCTTCGACTCAAATCAGACGCACAAGAAGAGACTAGACTTTTAGTTGGTGAGATGCTACAATTGGTTAAGAACCTTGAAGGGGAACCATTCAAACATTCTTTGGAAGCATTCAATCTATAATCATATGGGATCAATATTCAACAGCCGAAAAATACTACATGGTCTTCCAAAAGAAGGTCAGAAAATCAAATTCACTAAACCCACCAAATTCGCATTACATACCAATGTGATTGAGGATGAAAAATTGCTGGAACTTGGAAAGGAATACACCGTCAAGAAGACGGAACTCAATTCATCATCCACCTATGTTTATCTGGAGGAATTTTGGGACGATGATATGGACATGTATCGGAATAACCAAAAAGCATTCAGTATGCATTCTTTTGAGTGGGAATTGCCGGAAATCAATCTGGATGAATTGATCGGGTTGGGACAAACTGATATGTGTATGTTGTCCAATACATATAAAGTGGGAGTGGAACTGAATGGGGAAACACTTTATAAGGGAGATCCAGTCTTGGTGATAGAAGTGTCCGATCCTTCTTACAGGGGACATATCACTAAAGCATTTTGGAAAAAAGATACTAAATAAAAATATGATAAAAATACTGAACAATAATAGCGTAAAATTGTGTTGCAATGGGCAAGGTTGTCCAATCGTGACTGAGTTGGCAAATGGAATGGTGGAAATCATTGATGACGATGGTAACAAGATCGTTGTCAAGAAAGAGGAAGCTCTTCTCATTTCCGATGGAGTTAAAACAATTGATGAGAAAAAGTTAATCCTTGGATAATCTGTGGTTCCATACCATTTCAATGATCGGACTTTGTTTCATTCTGAAATACGGTTCCATCTTGAATTTCATCAGAAAACCATTAACAAAAATTAAATTCTTCGAGGAACTTTTCAAATGCGCTTTATGTCTAGGATTTTGGGTGGGATGTTTTTTTGGCTTGTTCTTTCATGGAGCATTCTTATTATGGGGGTTTTATTCGTGTGCCGTCTGTTGGGGTGCTGATCATCTGATTATGTTAGCTCAAAAGAAATTGTATCCATGAAAATTGAGAGGTAAAACATTGGCTTGCTGGTGTAAGGATAATAACTGCCATGTCCAAGTGATGGTGGATTGGCTCAATAGGGATACAAAATTGGATGAGTTGTTCGGAATATCAGATCAAAGCGATCTATAAAAAAAGATTGATGAATGCCAAGGGATATGTTATATTCTGGAAGGAACATGTGAAGAAGTATCCCGACAAGCTGGCATTGACAATGTTGAAAGTTGCGGAGACGACACTGGAAAAAATAGAAAAAGAGATTGATAAACTTGACAATAACGAATAATGATGTAGAATTAATTATGAAATTGGATAAACTATTAGACACGACACCAGAACAGTTAGCAAAGCTTCAATTTGATGAGTTGAAGCGAGAGGCAGTGGAAACTTTGAGAAATGTTGCGGAACTTCTGGATAATGAAAAATTTAAAGAGATTGAAAAGATGATTGAGTATAGTCCTGCGGGGGATGGCATGGGCTGTGATAATCAATACATCACATTCAATCATATTCATAAAAGTATGGATGATATTGGGGATGTATTAAACAAACTTGTGGAATTGAAAAAATTGATTAAAAAATAAAATTATGGCGATACAATTAGATGAACTGGCGGATCTGCTTTTTGAAGCAGAATTGGAAACGGAACAAAGGAACAAAGTCATTCAACTTGTCAAAGAGTTGGAAGAGGAAAAGAAAGCGGAAAGGGCTGAGAACAAGCAACCCAAAGCAAAGCATCAGCTTGTGGCTATTCTTAAGATTCCACATATGACCCCCCATGAGGCAATTCAAAGTGATAACATGGTAACACACATCTTTCAAATTCCAGAGGATGCCGATCCCAATGAGTTGATTCCCAATCTTGTTCAATGTGCGGCGGATCATAATGAAGTCACCAAGAAGCGTAAGAACCGTGTGGAAAGCTTTGATGATGTGACACATATTAAGCGCAAGTTCCTGAAAGAGAAGAACATCATGCTCAAGACGAAGACGGATTGGGCTAGGGTGATCGTGCTTCCCGAAGATTTACAGATTGGAGGATATGAGTGATCATTTCTTAACTGATGAAAATGGTAGATGCCATACGATAATTACCATGGCAAACATATATGAATATAAGGGATTTCTTTTTGAGTTTCATCGTTATTGTGGTCCATGTAAATTAAAAAAGGATTGGGAACCCGCTGCAAAAATGGGTCGAAAATTTTGGAAAATTTGGGAAGAATGGTATAAGTTATCACCAGAAGAAAAAACCAAAACTCAAATTTCTGGATAATATGAGTAAATTTACATATCCTGAGATGGAAGAAAGGTTCGTCAAAAGTATCCAGAAATTGCAGAGATGAAAAATCCGATAGAAGACATTGCAGATATAGATACATATTATGACAATGAGCCTGTGTGGGGCGGTTCCGACTCAACTTGTTCAAATTGTCGGAATTGGGAACCGAGACAGAACAGCGGCATGGGGGATGGATACTGTCCAATATTTGACAAGTTCACCGATCCTGACCATGGAAAACACTGCACAGCATTTCAATTAAACACGTTGAATGATGAAGTATCTATTTTAGATGAATGTAAGGACATCTGTAATCGCATTTACATTGCGCGGAATATCACCATGAATGCGGATGAGATCGAGGAACAGATGCGGAGGATTGATCGGTTGTTGCGGGAACCGAATTGGAATTAGATCACTCCCCGCGCAACTGCGAAATCATAGAAAGATTTTCTTTCATGAAGATTCAAAAGCTTGGGAATCTTCTCTTCAAGACCTTCCACCAGAAGTTCCTCGTAGATCATGGATAAAATTTGGGAGTCAAACATGATATTATTTAATCATAATTCAGGATGGAATAGAACAAACGATTAAATTCCTCCCCAATCGGAATGTTGTCGGAAGCGATTGCCTTGATCTTCTCTTCTTCGGGTTCTTGTCCCGCATCCAATGTATCTATAATGTATTCATGGATCTTGGGCATGATCTCTTTCATCAAGGTGGGTTGTTTCCTGAGTTGGGGGAACCATGTCATGAGTTTGTTGCCATCCACATATTGCTTGAGCCTCTTTCGAAGCTCGTCTTCGTTTCCACCAAGATTTTGCACCTTCGCTTCCGCCCTCTGGATCTTGGCATGGAATTCCTCCTCATTGAACAATGCGCCACGGGATGCTTCATCGCAATAACCCACAGCCTTGATGGTTTCCCACGAAGGAGAGAGGATCAATTTTGATAGGGTCTTGGGATTGAGCTTGTCAAGATTGTGAATAAGCATGTGTCGGTCAACCGCCGCAAGGATGTTTTTCTTATCATCAGAACTTAACTCCGCGAAGCGGAGTCTTCTAAATATATTCTCGACAATTGGTACACCCGCAGCCTCATGACCATAATAATTTGAAAACCCATTATCCTTTTTACCACGAGTAGTCGCCTTACCAAAATCATGGAAAAGAACTGCTAGATTAATCACAGGATCATTATAGGGAGAAACCTTTAAACACTCATAGATGTGACCCAACACTTGGGAGTCTCCTTCAGGATGATGTTCAGGATCATGATCATATCCTTCCATATTGGTGAACTCAGGTAGAATGTCATGGAGAATTCCCGTGTCCTGTAATTTCTTGAGGAAATTGGCAAGGGTTCTTCCGCTCTTGGCAGACTTGTAAAATTCCTTGGAAATACTTTCCACGGATATTGCAGAGGAATCTTTCAGAAGTCCCTTCAATTCAATGGCAGCACGTTTGGTATTTTCCTCAATATCAAAATCCATCTTGGCGGCAAATCGGAAGACTCGGAGAATGCGAGTGGCATCTTCAATGAACCTTTTCTTGGGATCACCCACGGCGCGGACGATCTTGTTCTTTAGGTCTTCCAACCCTCCCTGATAGTCAACGATTGCGCCATTCTCATCCAATCCGAAAGCATTGATCGTTAGATCCCGTCTCTTGGAATCCGCTTCAAAGGAATCGGTTTCCGTTGACACATTGTTTTGCCTTCCCACATCTCCCGAATCTTCCCTGAATTTCGCAAGATCAAAATTATATCCTTTCCAGAGAATGGTATAAACAGGTTGGGAATCGTTCTTGGAGATGTTGCGGATGTCAAAATCCTTGGCGATATCCTCAAAGGGAATGTTCGTCGCCATGTCCACATCATCAATCTCATTACCCATGAGAAGATCGCGGGGAACTCCTCCCACAATGTAGATGTCCCCCGAATGTTTTGCCTTGATGTTCTTCATCAGATCCAGACCAACCCGAAGTTCCTCCGATGAATCCACGGCAGATTTCCATTTGGAATCAAAATCCTCCATATAGGATTCGTATAATTTCTGAAAGCGAAGCATTTTATTATTTAATCTCCGCTTCTGCGATAGAAATTTGGTCTGTCATCATCAGCGGAACGTCTTCTTGGTTTGTTACCAAGTTCATAATCCGCCAACATTCTTTTACGACTCTCCTTATCC